AAGTCAATCGCGATGGTCGCTGATTCCACCGACGCAGTACTGCGTTCGGCATTAGGTGACTCAAAACGTTCAAGCGTTTTGGGAAATCTAGGAATTGGCGACTCCACTTTTAAAAGTGGAAAAATCACACGTCCGCGACGTCAACCTGTGTACAAGGTTGGCTCCTCGCCCGTGTGCACATCATTGCAAGATGATGTGACTAACGTAACCGGTTGCGTAAAGTGCTTATTTACGTTACTTGAACTCTATGGTCTTCCCCTTGGTTCAATGCGCGATCGTTCTTTCAGTAAAACTGTAGAGAAGTGGTTGGCTGGTGTTAATGCTAGTGGTTCGTGGATGAAATTCGTCAAATGGAAATTTGCGGCTTTCTTTCACTACAATAGCGGTAACCTCGACCTCCCTCCTCCTCAGCCCTGGAGTAGCGATTCGTACATTGATAAAGGATCCGTCCTATGTTCTGGTGGAGCTGGTCGTTTTGCAAATCATTTACTTAATTCGCCTATAAAGCGTAATTCGTTCTTGGCATCTGTTCTTCAATTGAAGAAAGGATGTCCTCGACCGAGTACACAATTAGTGGCAGATTCAGTAAAAGCGGCAATAACGGCTCTGACATCAGAACGTAAAGAGTTACGTGGTGGTTGGTTAATTGATTGGCAAGACATGCCTGATCATGGTGACGTTGACTTTTACTTATGTCAAGCATCTATGGATCAGCAGTGTATTCGCACAGTTGAAGAGATATTTGGTGGAATGACCTACGAAGATGTTGATCGTCATCGTCCCATTTTTCCAAGTACTTCAGCTTCATATCAAGATACCAAAGCTCAAGGTGGTAGTTTCAGATCGATCCGGAAATTCGCATACACAAATGGTTTTTGCTCACTAGGTGCAAAAACTAAGGTAGTAACGAAGAAAGGTGAAAGAAATGAATACAAGGCCCCTGAACCACGTGTCAAGTTTAACGTTCGTAATCAAAATGCACCAGGAATCCCTGTTGTGGATGTAGACTTCAAGCCAGTTGAGAAACTTGCTAAAGACCTGTACGAAGCTATGCTGCCTGCCGCAGTTGCTGAATCACCTATGGTGAAAGCAATTGGACTAGCAGAATCGCTAAAAGTACGAGTCATTACCAAAGGAGCTCCTTTGACTACGAAGATATTACATGCACTTCAGAAATTCTTACACACTAAAATGAGGAAACATCCTGTATTTCAACTTATTGGTAAACCCGTGACGGCAGAAGCTGTCCAAGGTCGACTAGGGAAGAAATTAGGGGAATTCGAGGTTTATGTGTCTGGTGATTACAAGTCAGCAACGGATGAGCTCAATCCAAGGGTGTCGGAATGTATTGCACGTGCTATTGCACGGACAATTAAATTACGACCTGAGGAGGAAGAGCTGCTTATCCGAAGCTTGACAGGTAATATTTTTGATTCAGAAGGTAAGCACATTCCGCAAGCATGGGGACAGTTAATGGGATCTATTGTGAGTTTCATTGTATTGTGTATTGCTAATGCCGCCATGTGCCGTTGGTCAATAGAAGTAGAGAAGAAGCGAAAACTATCGCTTAAACAAACTTCGTTATTGATCAATGGTGATGACGTCGTTTTCAAAACAACGATGCAAGGTCACAAACTCTGGGAACGCATTACTGAGTTCGCTGGACTATCGACTTCGGTTGGAAAAACTTATGTTACTGCCTTGTTTGCGCAGATTAACTCGGTTAACTTTCAACGGTTGACGGTGCCAGAAATTCAGACTAACGACGACGGCAAGGTACGCGAGGTATTCTTTAAACAAACGGATTACATCAATCTCGGCTTATTATTCGGTCTAAAAAGATCCGGAGAAAAAGTTGGGAAAGATGCAATCGCAGATGATGAAGTTACCCTGGGTACCAGGTGTCGTGAATTGGTTAGATGCGCTCCTGTTGAGATGCGAGAGAGGGTTCTCGAGCATTTTATCAGATACCATAAACGTGTGTTGGACAATATCGGTGTTCCATGGTTCATTCCAGAATCGTATGGTGGTGTAGGTTTACCACCCCTTCAAGGTCAAGGAGAAGTTGCATATTCGAAGTTTCCTGATAAGATGTACCGTTTCGGTCCATCGGATCTAAATCTTCGTGTTGCGGCTCGCTTGCGGGAAGGCCCGCTGAATATAAAAGGCAAGCCCTTATATCCAGTTGGAAGGATTCCAGTTGACTCATCATGGATGGTTCATAAAGCTATTCTAGATAATTTGCCCGTTGAATTACAATATGGTAATCCATCAGAAGAGGAAGAAAACGTTTGGTCTCAGACCTACGCTACTCTCTGTTTTGATGCATTCCTTAGTGATCAGCGGTTGTGCAAATCTTCCAAAAAAGACGACGATGGAAAATCGTCGCGCTCTATGACATCAGTGTTAAAAAGAAATTCAAAGTCTTGGTCTAAAGCTTTGAAGGATGGCCGCTTACCGCCACCTCTTTCATTAAAAACACTCACTGAAGATAGTCCTCCACGCCCATATTTGCGTGCCATTCTGCATAGTTCGCGTCAAGATTTGTTGGACGTCAGGTCACCTGGAAGGGTGGCTTGGCGGGAAAATCTAGCTTTTGACGTGAATGCGGATTGGTAGCAACCGGTTGTGAATTGTACAAAATACGTTGTACGGCCACCGTTCTCTGATTAACCTTTAGGTTTTCATAATAACACTACCCCCTTTCTAAGCATCCCACGTGGTTTTCACCGGTGGTAAAGCTGAAGTTTGCCAGTGATGGCAGGCAGAAGGTGTTGTTATTGGATATGAAAAGTAGAGACAATTAATCATCCTGAACATGGCTCGGCTAGCGGCCGACGTTTGGTCTTATCGAACCCACCAATAATACAAGTCTTGTTACACGCATTGTAATAGCCCCCCATAGTACGTAAACTCGTATATGGTTCTTAGGTCTAGAACAACGTTGTAGCATGTATTGATGCTTTGGTTTGGTCGATAATGACACCATTACTTTGATCGTCTGCGTCTCTTTCGAGATGATGCTTCGTAGATCGGTAGTGGCTGTGAG